CATGCCCCGAGGTCTGGCGATCCGGTGGCAGCAAGTCCGCGTTCCATAGCGTCATCGAGGGCGTTGCGTATTTCAAACAATGCGCCGGAAAGCTGCGGATCGGCCCGGGAATTGCGCGCCATCCGATCCAGCCGCGAGTGCGTAGCCTGATAGAACTCGCCAGGAATAACGCCGCCGTTCGCCCGGGCAACTTGGACGATATCTTGCACCGCGTTTTGAACAGCCGGAGCCTGCATTGATGGGCCAACCACCGACGCATATTCGCGCATGGCATTGCCGAGGTCAGTTACGAGCTGCCCGTCCGGCCTGATTGTGTTGCCCGCCGCCAGCCGGTCGAACTCATTACCCATACGAGTAATGGTTTGATCGATTACTTCTGGCGTTGCCCTTGGCGCATCTGTGCCAACACGACGCAATGCGGCCCGGGTGAATTGCTCGCCTTGCCGTTCAGTGAATGCCCGCCCGCCGCCGAAAGGCAGGTCGGTTAATGTGGCTTCGGCCCATTGCAGCGGACGACTGCCCGACGTCTGCCCAGCCGAGAGGTCCACGCCTTCATTACGCAAAACATCGACAAGGCGCGACCGCTCGGGCGTTCCCGGGAAGGGGCTGACTACTCGCCTGCCCGCCTGTAGCGCCAAGGGAAAGGCTGCTCCGAGTGCGCCCCCTATAGCCCCGCCTGTAGCCGCCTCATTGGGGATTGCAGACATTTCGGAAGCTTCGCCCGCCCCCTGTGCCGCGCCCATGCCAGCGCCAACAGCCGCACCGCGAAGCACCTGCCCGCCGATGGTCGGAGCCGCCGCCAATGCGGCCAACGGTGCACCGGAAGCAACTGCACCGACCACTGCGCCGCCGAGATATGTTCCCGGGTTTGCTTTTTGCGCTTGTTCGTTATCCGCGCGTTGCTGGTCACGAACCTGCTGATAGTTTCCGCCGCCGAATAGCTTACGGATGCCGCCAGCAATCACGTCAGGCGCGCTGAGAGCGCCTAGCGTGGTCTGCGATGCAGCAGCTGCCCCGGGCAGTGGCGATTGCGCTCCCAAGCCCGCCATTTCGTCCTGAAAACCGAATGTAGCGCCCTGCCCCGCGCCACGGACGAAACTCTCACCCTGCCCTTTTGCTGGCCCATCCGGCGGGGCGTCATCAAACCAGTTCTTGGGCTTTTCTGACGCGGGCGGTGCGGCTTCGTACCAATTTGCCATTAGGGCTTCGTCCTTACGGTCTTGGTTGGGTCATCGGCAGCAATAAACTTGGAGCCGCTAGGCAAGGACTGGTATTGGTCCCTAGTGATCGTCCTTGGTTGACCGGCGCTTGCCGGCGGGGCTGTAGGCTGTGCCGCCGCCGTCTTGACGCTTTCCGAGAGCTTGCGAGCATCGGCCTGCAACTGCGAAAGCTGCTTCATGCCGTCCTGACGGCTGAGTTCGCCGGTCTGGACCTTGTTCGCAATATCCGCGCGGGCCATGCGGTTCTGCGCAAGCCGTTCCATCGTATCGAGAACGAGCTTGTTGCCTTCCGGAGTATTGATAAGCCGGGGAAGGCTGTCGCGGAACATTTTTGCATCGAAATCAGACGTAGCGCCGGAGCCGGGAACGCGCTGCTGTGGCGTCAGGCGGTTCAGCAAAGCCGTATAAGCTTCGATATCATCCGAACCCTTGAACTTTATGCCAAACTCGCCAAGGCGCTGCCTGATGACTGCGCCGCCGCCTGTGCCGATCCGGTCGCCAAGCTTGCGAAGCTCGCCAATGGTCTGGATATCCTGAGCAGCGGCATCGCCATCCTTGCCAGTCGCAACGATATAATCCGCTTGTTCTTTACCCATCGTTTCGCGGAATTTCTTTTCGCCCGTGTCGCCTTCCGCCAGCTTTTTGGTCTGCTCAGTGCGCCAGACTTTTTTGTCGGACCCCACGGGAGCCGGTGGAATGACTGGCGTTTGCCCTTGTCCAGATTGCGCCGGAGGCCCGGAAGTTGGCGGAATAGGAGACGTTCCGGTTGGTGTGACGGTGCGATTGACATCATCAATCCAACCGTATTGTTTGTTCCCGTATTCATCTTCCGCGATGATGCCATGGCGAGGCTTCGTAGGCGCTTGATAAACAGGCGTCGGCGAGCGTCTTCCGGTCGGGTCAAGCGCCAATATCGTGCCATCCGGCAACGTCTGATATTGAAGCTTGTTGCCGGTCATTTGTTCGCCAAGAACCCTTGCCCCCAACTGCGCAAGCATGGGGTTCTTTGCCGCCCACGGGCTGGATAGAGCCTGCATAAGGGCCATTGCCTGCGGGTTAATGCCGCCCGCCGCTTGTCCACCGCCCTGCATTGGATTGACAAACTGGCCGGGCGCTGGGCGCTGCATAGGCTGTTCTGCCGTCTGCGCGCCTTTTGCGGGCATATCGCCAACAGGCACGGGTCCGCTAGGCGCACGGCCTTCAGGGGCATAAAACGCTGTTGCACCAATTTGCTGGCCCGGCCCCTGCGCCCATGCCGGAGCGTTACGGCCTAACGCCGCTTGCGCGCGAGGCGCGAAAAAATGCGTTGCGCCACCTGTCGGGTCTTGCCCGGCCACCGCCGCAGCCAAGGCTTGTGACGCTTGCTGATAACGAGGGCTGTTTGGGTCAATGTTCATAGGATCATTGCGCCCACCAGGTCCTGCGTTCCACGGTTCAAACTGGTTTCGTTCAAGCACAACGTCAGCCGGTGACAGGCCACGGGTTTTTGCGCGGTTCAGGATGACAGCCGCAATGGCTTGCGCTTCCTGTGGCGACTTGCCGGACGTTTCCGCTGCGATGGTGCGTATGACAAGATCACGCTCGCTTGGCTGGCCGGGTGCAGCCGCCATCTGGCTACCACCGCCCAATGCCGCCATAGACACACGCGGGCCGGGTTCTGAAAAGCCAAGAGACGGATTGACCGGCATCATACCAATGCGCCCGCGATTTCGCGTAATCTCGCTCTGCATTATCAGGGGCGTCGGGTTGCTAGATTGCGGCTGATTTAGCGTACCAAAAGGCGAAGGCTTCGGGGCTTCCTGACCCATTGCCTCGGGTATCATGCTGCCGACACGTTCAAAGATGTTCGGCCCTTCCGGCATCTGTGGCCGGTTCGGCATTAGTGTCTGTTGCGGGACAGGACCGGCGATGGATGGAGCGGCGGCAGGCGAAGAAGGAGGCACACCTGCCGCCGCAGTCGGCACGCCGGGAGAGACAGCGCCGCCGAGGCCGAAAGCGGCCATAAGGGCGCGCTTGTTTTCATCCGTTGCCTTTTTCTCTTGTTCGTTCAGCCTTGCGGTTTCGTACTGGTCAGCGCCAGCGCCGACAACACGCGCAAGTGCCGACGTCCAGTGCCCGACCGGAGCCGTTGAAAGATTTTCCTTTGACAGCGCATTAATAAGCGCCCTGCGGCGGTCAATGGCATCAGGGCTGGAATACTCTTCGTTGAAGAAAAAGCCCGCCATCAGCCGATCCTCTCATAATCCACCGCGTCAAAGCCGTTCGCTTGCCTGACAACCGCAGCCGGATAAAGTGCCTTGACTTCATGCGCCAAGTAACCGCAATAACGGCCCGGCGCGAATATGTACGTCCATTCGTAAGCCATCAGCCCGTTATCATCTTTACCCAGCGGTACGATGTCGGTTTTAAGTCTCACGTCAGACCACGGAAGGAAGCGCATCGCGTTGCCAGCAAGGCCCGCAATGCCGCCCATCATGGCGTTTTGCTGGTTCATTTCGGCATTGTATATGCCCATCTGGTTCTGGAACGCTTGGTTATAAATGCCCGCAACGTCGGTATTCGCTTGATTTGTTTGCTGCTGCGGACCAAGCCATGGATTGGAAACCTGTGAGCCGGACATAAGCGCATTCACCTCGTTAAACGGGTTCTGGCGCTCGAATACCGCTTCTTTGTAAGCCTGCTCACGGCCACCCAGCATAAGCTGGTTATAAGCGTCGTTCTGCGTCTGGCCGAACTGACCAATTGCGCGGTCGTAGGCTTCCGACCCCATCGAAATGCCTTTATTCGCCAACTGCTGTTCTAGGGTCTGGCGCTGCTGTTCGAAGCGCGGATCGAGGCGCTGCCGACCCATGTCGTACAGCTTTTGCTCGACTGCCGGGTCAACGCGGAAATCCTGCTGCAACAGGTTTCCAAGACGGTCTGCCGAATTAACGCCAATTCCGCCCATTTTCTGGCGAAGGGCTAGGCCCGTATCATAAACCTGTTGTTCACCCTGCGAATAAGACGTGTTCTGCTCATACCGTGGCGTGCCGTCTTCATTCGTGCCGACAACTTTCCACGTCACGCTACCTTGCGGGCCGAACTGGTCGTACCTGTTCAGGTTGGCGTTAGCTATAGCCGTTTCGCGATTGCTCTTGGTCTGTGCCTCGGCAACTACGCGCGGGTCTGGGGCGGGAGGAGGCGACGGGCTATCCACTTGGCAACCACCTTTCTAGTGCTGTCTGTTTGTCTAGGCGATACATAACGCCAGAGTTTTGCTTGCCGGGACCAAACCAGTTTTTAAGCACGGTTTCGAACTTGAACCCGATTTTTTCCAATGCCTTTTTGGCGCGGACGTTGGTTGTCTTTGTTCGTGCCGTAAGCCTGTTGCATTCAAGCTGGACAAAGACGTAAGCGACGATAACCCTGATTGCGGCGCGGTCTGTGCGAGGCAGATAGACCGTCAAGTCAATGTTTGAGCCGTTATAGGCGTTGAACACCGCACCGCCGCAGACATTGCCCTGATAATCTGTAAAACCTATTGCCGTATATGGCGGGTGAATGGGATGGCCTAGTAATCGTCCGACAAGTTCAGCGACTGCATCATCGTGGCCGAATATGGGGGTCATAGCTGCGGCGGCGCGGCCTGATATTGTAAGCCGGGAGCGCCACCCATTGCGCCAGCGCCAAGACCGCCCATCATAAGACCGGCTAGGCCGTATTTGCGAACAATGTCGATTAACTTGTCGTCAAACACGACATAGTTACGGGAGCCTTCGCCTGCGCCGCGTGAGCCGCCGTCTAGGTAGCGAATGCCCGGGACCCCAGCTCCCCGGAGCATTTCTGTCGCGCCTGTCCTATCACTGGGGGCTAGACTAGACACGATTTTATTCGTGCGGGCGCGCGCAACTTTATCAATCATACTTTCGTATACATCAGCTCCGGTCATTTCTCCGTATTTGTGCCCATAGACATCCAGAGGGAACAGCTTTTGCACGGCTCTAGGCTGCTCACCGAGCGGCCGATCCCAATCAAGGAACTGGTCTGGATTGGCGCGAATGTTGACTTCATACATGGAGCCTTTGTCTGCGGCCCGTTCCTGCATTATTCGGTCATACTCAGCCTTTAACTTATATCCTTCCGGCGAATTATATTTTCCATATTGACCGGGTATGGCGTATTGATCTAGCTGGCGCGCTAATTCAGATAGCTGCCTGTTTCTATCTGGGTTTGCCGCTTTTCCGGCTAGAGCGTCCCGATATTCTCTTGCAACTTTCTCATTTTCAGCAAAATACAGCCCATGCCCGTAAGCCTGCGCGCCCTCGCCCGTGCCAATCTTCGACAAGTCAAACCTGTCAAAGCTGTATGGCGACCCGTGATAGGCTCGTATTCCCTCAGTCGCTACGCCTTTCGCCGCCTGAATTGGCGCTTTTGCAGCCGGAATAACAGCCATCGCATTGGCGGCAGCGCCAATGTAGTTTCCAGACTGTGCATCGCGTTGCGCTTCCTGCCCAGCCATTGGAATGCCCAAAGGCGTCAGGTCAGCTAAACCCATGCCCGTAGTTCCAATGCCACGCGAACCCATCATTCCTTCGACCATGTTCGCCCGCGCTGAACCCGGCCTTGCCTGCCCCATTAAAGCGGAAGCGATCCGGTCACGAATTGTCGGGTTATACGGGCGAAGCTCGGCCATCACATAACCCCGCCAAGTTCATAGGTAATATCAAACCCGTTTACCTGTAGCTGGATCGGGTTGCCCTGACCGTTCGCCCGCGCAACCATTCTGACCGCAGCGACGTAACCCGGCTTATCTGTTATCGCCCGCCACTTGGCGCTCAGTGACAAACCGCCCGCCCATGTGCCGCCGCCCCATGTAGAACCGCCCCACGTCGTGACGTTGGCCGTTGCGGCTTGAATAGTGCCGGTCGGATGCGCGGACGTGTAGTCGACGTTCAGCCCAATCTGCGGGCTGGTCTGGCCTGCCGTGTAGATAATGGGGCGGATCATCTTCCAGTATTTTAACCGCGACTGCTGCCCGAACGGATCGTAATGCGTTTGCAGGTCGCCAACTATATCGGCACCGCCATCAGAACCCGCGCTGTCGGCTTCGTACACCTTGCCGTTGTTGCCGCCAAAGAATAATCTGCCGTCCATGACTTCCCAGCAGTTGGCGTCTTGATTTGTAAACTTGCACCACGCGCCGGTCTGCGTGTTCATCACATATTGGACTTGGCTGACGCCTTCCGAAATCGGCACATTCATAATCGCCATTTTCCCCTTGGGATAGGCGATGATCTGCCAGCCGAAATTCGTCTTATACCGCCGCGCCGCAAGGTTGATTTCTTGCGCGATGTTTTGGGTAATTGCGATAGTACCCAAAGCAGCGGGGTCTGTTTTCAGCGCCTGCGAAAGCGGGAGAATGCCGATTTCCGTATTGATGTATAGATCACCCCCGACCTTTACCATGCAACGTGTGCCAAGAGGCCGCGCCATGTCAAAGACGCCGATCAGGTTCCAATCGTTCGCGTCACTAGGATCGGAACCCGAATAGAACGCAACCTGCCCCTGCGATGTGAGAAAAACCGCCCGGTCATCAGGACCGACGCCGCCATCGCCTGTATAAGTTCCCATCGCAACGAGAGTGCCGCCACGGGAGAACACATCGCCCAGCTCAAAAGTCGTTGCCGCACCGGCAATCGACCCCGTGGGCAAGTACGCAAACTTCAGGCTGTTTTTCACGACGAAGTAAAGCCGCGATTTATAGACGTTCACATGCGAAAAGTTATCGCTTGTCGTTCCCGTAATTGAAGGCGTTGCCCATGCGGAGCCGTTATAATGCTTCGCCGTATCTGCGCCATTGACGCAAAAGAGATAATGCCCGCCTGACGTTGAGAAGTTGACGTGCTGCATTTTCGAGCTTGTCAGCGTCGTAATGCTGGAAGCCGAAGCCGTCGAACTAGTCACATCGTAAATCGTGTCATTCGACACTGCGAACAGCTTGTTGGCGCTTGTCCCGTGATACGCCATCAGCGTATTGACGGGGGTTGTTTCCGTCGTATCCGAATGCTGCGCCCAGCCGCCCCGCAATTCGACCGTGTCGGCTTTCGGAAAGAAGTTTTCCAAAATCAGCGCCGTTCCCGGTTCGCCCAGTGCGACGTTGTTAATCGCAACCCAGCCCTTGGTTGGCGCAGGCAGGAATTTAGGGAAAACCTTCTGCGCCCGGCGCGGGTTCTGGCGAAGGGCCTGGAGCATCAGACAATCACTCGCGGATCAGATGCCGGAGCATCTGCATAGTCCGCAAAGTAATCCGAACGCATCCGGATAACCTGCCGACCGCCGTTGCTTGCCCCGGCCTTCTCGCATTCGATCTGGTAGGTGCGGTAATCCTCCGCGTAATCGAAGCCCTTGGCTTGTTTATAGCGCCATACAAGCCCCAAAGTAATCAGACGCTCTGGGATAGCCGCCACGTCCGTATCTGCCGTCCAGCGGGCCTTTCTGGTCGTTTCTGACTCGTCGTAAATCCACTTGGTCGTGCGGTATTCGGTTTTCAGCAGATCGCCGCTATCCGGAGCCGGGTAGAACTCGATTTTCTCGCCAATCAGCCGCCAGACCGGCGTAACCGGATCGGTCTGGGAGACTTTCATTGCCAGCATTTCGTCATCCGTCACCATGCGGAGCGGAAGCTGCGGGCTTTCGTCAAGCCAGATTGGATGGCCGGTGACAAAACGGTCGAAATCGGTCGGCAACGAAAATTCAGTTGTAGAACCATCGCCGGTAAACGTGTTGAGAACCTTGAGCCGCCGCCAGTCGAAGCGGCGGGACAAGGCATCGCCTTCAACTTGCGACAGGACGCGGAACACCGTGACCGTTGGATCGGTGCTGGCGTAAACAATCGACGGGCTGTCAAACCCGCAGATTGCCATTGCGTCCTGAACTGTTGAAAGCAGGGACATTAAGCGGCCTCGTCTTCTTGTATTTCTTCAGCCGTTTCCGACTTGGGCGGGCGGCCACGACGCTTCGGTGCAGGTTCAGCCTCGCTGCGCTCCTCGATCATGGCGCGCAGTGCGGCGATTTCTTCCGCCTGCTGCTTCAGCTTGAGTTCGACTGCGTGCTGGTCCTTGGCTTCAAGGAATGCCTTGGCTTCGTCCTTGTAGCGGCGAACTTCCGGAAGTTTCACCATCTGCATGACTTTATCAGTCATGCCTGCGATGTCTTCAACGCTCTGCAAGCCAACAGCCTTGAAAATCTGTACTTGCTCAGCCGTCAGGCCCGGCCATGCGCCCAAAGGCGTGCCATATACCGGGGCGGCATTTCCCTTTTTCCAAGCCTCGTAAGCTGGCGCGATTGCATCCCAATCCTCAGCGGCCATAACCTTTGGCGTGATCAGGATGTTCGTAGTGGACATACTCCGCGCGCCGGGGCGGGCGATTTCGACCCAGTGGCGTTCAAGAATAGTTCCATCAGCTTGCGTCTTGTATTCGGCATAAAACCGTTCTGGACGCGATACAAACTCGTTTGAAGGCATCTTTCTCTCCTATGAAAAACGGGGGCCGAAGCCCCCGTTCTGTTTAACTAATGGATTAAGCCGCGAGGCCGTCATCCATAGCCGGGTATGCGATTTCAAATTCGGCAAGGCCAGCCGAAGGCGTACCGATTGCTGACGCGCCCTTGCAGTTCTTGACGCGGTCGCCAGCGACAACGGCATCGTCAACGCTGCCAGCCGTAGCCGTCGCGTAAACGTTTGCGTTGTCGAGGAAGCCGGTCAAGCACGCGCCGACAGCCTTGCCGTAAATCTGATACCAACCGTACTGGCTGGCAACGTTTGCCGACATGGCGACAGCAACAGGCCCAATGGCGTTCGCAGCCAAAAGGTCCGTTGAGCCATCGTCAAAGTTGAACGTGACCCAAGATCCGACTGCTGTAGAAGCAACGCCCTTGAGGTAGATAAACTCACCGGCACCGTAAATCGGATCATTCGCGCGGACGATTGTGCCGAGCGCATGACGTGCAACGGTTTCGGTTGTATCAATCGGCTGATTACCGACGATAGGGTTCTGGATCGTGTAAGGCATGTGAGTGGTTCCTTTCCTTGTCCCGAATTACGAAGCGTCGATCATGATGCCCTGTCGTGCACGGTTCGTGCAGACAAGCTGACCCATCCAGTAAATCGGAATGACAACAGCGTCCTGGTTCACCGGGACTTTTTGATCGTCCTGCGTCCACTGAGCATCCGAATGCTGAACCAGCTTCAGATAATCTGTGTTCAGGAAGTACATGCGCTCGCCCGTGGTCGTGAAGTTCGTCGCATCCGAGTCAAAGATGATGTCGGCAGACTTGTACTTCAGCGCCTCAAAGCCAAGAGCAGCCATTTTGCTGTCCGTGTAACGCTGGTTGGTCTGAAGCGTAGCTTCATAGGCAGCGTACAGGTCGTGCGTAGAGACGATCAGATCGACCTTATCCGCGCCACGAACCGTGTTGAGCCACAGGGCGTTCATGTCGGCCTGAATGCTTGCGTAAGTATTCGTGCCGGTCATTTCGCGGAACTGGTTCCGCCACCATGTGTAGGTTGTGGAGTTGATGCCGCCAACAGTACCCTGTCCGTTCGTCTGAATCAGAGTGCCAAGACCGCCGATCTGGTTCGTCAGAGAGCCGGACGAATAAAGGTCGGTCGAAAAGTTGTTGGCAGCGGTGCGCTTGGCCGAATTGACACGCTCCTTCACGAGGCGAATCATCGCTTCCTTGCCGCTGTTCATGCGGATTTCTTTGCCCGATGCGACGACATGGATTGCAACCTGCGCCCAGTCGTACTTCGCAGCCGACAGCGTGTCATTCGCAGATACGTTAAGGTTATCGTATCCGTCGTAACGCTGATACGTCCCGTTCCCGCCGTAATCCATGGGGTAGACGAGCTCATAACCGCCGGACACAGTGTCAATGTTCTTCTTTGCCTTGATACGGGTCAGAAGTGCATTGTTGTTGGAGTTGTTGTCCACGATGTCGGTGACATGATGGCGCAACGTGGTGGTCACCATATCGGTGAACGTGCTATTCGGGGAAGGCATGTGCTTTTATCCTCAGATAAGTGGGTTAAGCACTGCGGTTTTTGTCGTAGATCGCTGCAAGCTCGTCATCAAGCGTCCGCACCGGCTTGGATGAACCGGGGGTTCCACGAACATTGATATTTCCAGCGCGCCGGGCTTCTGTTGCCCGCTTGGCCTGTTCTTTGGCTTTCGCGGCTTCCGCCTTTGCACGCTCCTCGGCAATGAGAGCTTCCCTGCGTTGTGAGTCAGACCAAAGCGCCCTTTCATACGCCTTTGCCATCATTTCCTTTTTTGAAAGATGGGGAGACGTAATCTTTAACGCTTCGATGTGGGCCACAACTTCGGGCACCATCTCGTCATCGACTTTGTGAGCTTTCAGAAAATCTTCGACC